GGCGATGAGTCTTTTGGTGTGGATGCTCAACGCGGATGCGGAAAAGTTTTACTAGTTAAGTGGTCTGGCTGGTCTAGTAGTGTCAGCGTGGTATATGTGTTTCTCTGACGATGTCAGTATGATGCGGTATCTGGAGTTGCGGTGCTGACGCAGCAGCGTGGTAATCCTATTGCTTTAGCGATGCAGGGCAGGGGCAAAAAGGGGAAAATCTGTTCCATGTTCCAGCGTGTTCCACAAAAATAACTTGTATTATTCTTCACGGGTGCTACGTTCCGTAGTGCAAGCGGGTCTAGTAAGTAATTGATTTTTATAGAAGTAGTAGTAGTAGTAGTTATTTTATGGAACAATAATAATATAAGTTGTTCCATGTTCCACAGATTTGGGAAGTATATATACGGGGTCTGCGAACGATGTGGTTTACAAATTTGCGCCGTGCCTCAAACGGTGTCTAACTTTGTCCGTGCGTATGCTCTTGGAAATCGTGGAACATTGGAACAAACCGTGTTTTTGTTTTATTTATCAAGGGCTTGCGTGTTCCACGCCTCTGGAACACGTGTGGAACAGATGCGGAACAGTCTGACAATGTCAGAACGTGGTATAGAATCGCGGAAAATGATGCGGGCATGGCGCGACCGCGTGGAACAGAACGACTTCGGGCTTTTGCCTTGGCCTTCCACCTTGCCCTTCGGCTTTACCCTTTTCCCTAGGAACTGGTTTCAGATAAGAACTGGTATCTATAGAACTGGCTTCATGAGAACTGGTCTCGCAGCGGGAACAAGGTTCGACTGGGCGTAAAAAAGCCCCGCCGAGCAGAACCCGACGGGGCTGTGGTTTAGAATGGTAACTCTAGTTGCTTGGGGCGATTCTCAAAACGAAACTCTAGGCGATACCTTGCCCCGTCTCGTTCCAGCGCAGCGATGTGGAACGCCGCTTGATTGAGCGAATCGAACTCGTCCGTGACTTCGCCAAATGTGGTTTGGCGGTGGATGATGTAGACAATCATTGCGCGATACCTCTCTGACATTGTCAGAGCAGGGGCGGCTTGCGCCGCCCCGCCCCGTTGGTTTAGCCGAGCAGAGCCTTGCGGAACTGAATCAGCGCTTTCTTCGCCGCTTCGTTGGTCGCGACCTTGTGACCATTCTTCCGAGCAGCGCCAAGTTTCGCCATCATCGGCTTGGAGAGACCGTCGACCCATTCGACGATATCCACCGTCGCGCCGCGACCGCCAGACTTGGACACGAAGTCCGCCTCGAAGAACCGACCCCACGCTTTGGTCGCCGTGTTGTCGACCGTCTTTTTGGTGGATTCGACGAACCGCCGCAGCCCCATCGGATTGTCGACCAGACTCGGCAACTTGGCGAGCGAGGCCTTGTCCATGCTGACCGCATTACGTCCGGTCAACTTGAAGTTAGCCGGTCGCCCCTCGCTTGGGACATGGAACTCGTCGTCCCCCGCTTGGTGCAACTCGCGGTCGTACTCCGACCCGCCCGTGAGAGCGATCCGCGCTTGGGCCATGAAGACCTGTCGCGCTTCCTCGCAGACCTCGGACTCGCGATCGATCGCGCCGTTATCCACTCGCGGGAAGTCCGCAGATAACTTGGCGAAGTCCGAACGGAACGCAGCCCACTTGGTGCGATCCGAGCGAACGTGACCGCTGACCTTGTCAGCGAGACCCTTGAACCCCTCAGCGATGGAGGGGGCCAGTACGGACTTGACGGCGTCCGCGACCGTGTTGGCATTAGCCATGGTAGTGATACTCCACACCGGAAAGAATCGCGCCGGTCTCGCGACACCGGACAAGACGTCCAATGTGATTCCATTATACCACACTCGGATTCTGACGCTGTCAGAGCATGGGCAGGCAGGAAAAATATCGCGAACTCAAGTACACAACGTGGTGCTAGGTCATGGCATAGCCGACCCTACCGGTAGCCACCCCCCGCAATAGGATTAGGAGTCCCAACAAAAACTCTATACATCCTATTCCACACAAATAACCCCACACTTTTACTTAGTTTGGCACCCCACCCCCCTTCATATAGAAAAGCCCCCCTTGATGGAACCTAAAGATTCCTTTATATAACGGCTATTACTTGGGTTGAGGCCCATGCAGACACTTGTTCCTTACATAGACGAGAACATCCCGTTGCCCGCTAACGCAGCAGAAGCGTTACCGGACCTGACTCCTGCTGAAGAACTCAGTATGCGGGTCAGGACTATTAAATTAATTTCGGATTTGACCGGCCAGCCCATCGTCCCTACTGATAAAGACAAGGATGAAGCGGAGGTTATGGCTAAGAAAATGATGGAAGACCCCGAAGCGCGACCTGAATATGCGCTGCACTCGGATGAATTTACGGCGTATTTATCAGGTTTGGTCTATCGCTCTAACGGTGCCATCGTTAAAGAGCTGGCTGATTTAAAAAACTACGTCATTAATAAGCTTGTTTATGAGGTAGAACACAGCCAAGTGAGTAAAGAGCGTATCCAAGCTCTTACTAAGCTCGGTGAAATAGATGGTGTGGATGCCTTTAAGCGCCGCACTGAGACTACGCATGTCATTAAACCCATCGAAGAAGTTGAAAAAGAACTTCTGTCGGTGCTGGAAGGTATTGAATACAGCGTAGTAGGTGACAAAACCGACGATATAAACCCCGACGATTACTTATTGTCAGACCAAAATGCAGCAACTGACGCCTGAAAAGCTCAAGGCGCTGCGTATGGCGTTGCCAACCATGCCCGATAAAGAGAAACGGCGCACGTTGGAGCTACTAAAGACGTATCAGGCTGAGCGTACACGCGCAGTTGGCAAAGATTCTTTCTTAGATTTCATTAGTCACGTGTATCCGGGCTACAAAGTTGGTCCGCATCACCGCAAATTAGCCCAAATCTTTGAAGATATTGCGGCAGGCAAGAAGAAACGGGTCATCGTCAACATCGCTCCGCGTCATGGCAAGAGCGAAATGATTAGTTACCTAGCACCAGCGTGGTTTCTAGGCAAATTTCCGCATAAAAAGGTCATTATGGCCTCTCATACCGCTGATTTGGCGGTTAATTTTGGTCGGAGGGTTCGCAACCTTGTCGGATCAGACCTCTACCACGACATCTTCCCCACAGTTGAGCTACAAGCAGACTCAAAATCAGCCTCTCGTTGGGGTACCAACTTCAACGGAGAGTACTTCGCCATCGGTGTTGGTGGCGCTCTCGCTGGGCGCGGTGCTGATCTATTTATTATTGACGATCCTCACTCGGAGCAAGAAGCGAAACAAGGGAGGCCGGACGTATTTGAGCCGGCGTGGGAGTGGTTCCAGTCGGGTCCGGTCCAAAGGTTGATGCCGGGCGGTGCGATTATCGTTGTGATGACCCGGTGGAGTAAGCAGGACTTAACCGGCAAGATCGTAGATCACATGCTGCGTGAAGAAAATGCAGATCAGTGGGAAGTTGTGGAGTTCCCAGCGATATTAAATGAGAAACCTCTTTGGCCGGACTTCTGGACAATAGAAGAACTGCTTGGCAAAAAGGCCAGCATGGACGTTCGGTACTGGCAAGCCCAGTACATGCAGGAGCCGACCTCAGAAGAAGGCGCTCTAATTAAACGAGAATGGTGGCAGGTGTGGGAGAAGGATGACCCCCCGCTGTGTGAGCACATTATTATGTCGCTCGACGCTGCCCAAGAGAAAACTAATCGGGCTGACTTTAATGCCCTGACTACTTGGGGGGTCTTCTTTAATGAGGAGACCAAGAACTACAACATAATTCTTCTAAACAGTATTAAGCAGCGGCTTGAGTTCCCTGAGCTAAAGCAGTTGGTGCTGGAGGAGTATAAAGATTGGAACCCCGACAGCTTCATTGTGGAGAAGAAGTCGAACGGGGCGGCGCTCTATCAGGAAATGCGCCGTATGGGTGTGCCGCTCAGCGAGTTCACTCCCAGTAAAGGACAAGACAAGATCAGCAGAGTAAATGCTGTATCAGACCTGTTTGCTGCGGGTATAGTCTGGGTGCCCGACCGCAGGTGGGCATGGGAGGTTGTAGAAGAGTGCAACGACTTCCCGTCTGGTACCCATGACGACTTGGTGGACTCGACCACTCTCGCCCTGCTGCGCT